ACAAAGTTATCTTGGAGCATATATGCTAGGTGGAGCAGGTAGTTTTCAACTTAGGGTGGTTAGAGGATAATGGCAGGTCAATTAGATTCATTATTAAAAAGTGTTGCCAAAGATGTTGTAGCAACTCTTGGAACGTCATTGGATTCTTCTATTGTCTATACAAAAAAAGCATCTGGTAGTTATAACACAAGCACAGGTGCATATACTACAACTGATACCAGTTACAGTATTAAAGTTCCGATTGAATTTATTAGGTCAGAAGAAGATCTAGGTAAAGAAATAAGAGAATTTAGAACTTATGTAACACCTGATTTGATAGGAGATAATCAACCTGATCTTGATGATGAAATTACATTAACTTACGCAGGTTCAACTAGAGTTGCAAAGATAGTTGATATAAATACATTACAAGGTGGACAAACTTATTTATTTACAATTCGTGGGAGGTTTTAATGGCTAAATCAGATCCAAATGCTATAACTAATTGGATAGCCTCTACAAGAGGAGAACTTAATACTCAATTAGATAATTTAGTAAGTACTGTTTTATCAGATTTACCATCACAAAGTCCTCAATATACTGGTTTTTTTGCTTCTAGTTGGCAAGCAAATACTTATAGACCTTTATCAAATGAGCCAAGAACTGCTCCGTGGACTGAAGTTAAAAAAGCTAGAGACAATGGAATTAAAACAGCACCTATTATTGAACCTAGATATCCACTTGATAGAAACTTTAAATTTGGAGAAACAATATTTATAGGTAATAGGGCTGAATATGCAAGACAAGCATTAGGATCTGAAAGTAGCTTTATAATGCCTTATATGGAGCAAATAACACAAGTTGTTGATGTTGTATTTAGTGGCACTATGATGAAACCAGATGTAAGAGTTGCTGGATCTCAGGTATTATATCAAGGTGCTCAAGGTGGTCGAAATGCAGCAGCACTAGGTTCTAAATACACAAAATTATGAGTTTAGTTAACGCAAGAGCAGCTTTTGAAAAAGCTATTACAGATTCAGTTGTAGCAGCAGATAATACTGTAATTATTACTTATGATAATGTAAATTTTACAACTCCTGGCAAGACAAAAAAATATATAGCAACATCTATTACTTTTAGTCAATCTACAATTCAAGCTCAAGGAACAGCATTAGATTATTATTCTGGTGCAATTCAATGTAATATTTATGTTCCTAAAAATAAAGGTACTTCTGTATTATCTGCTATAGGAGAAGCTGTAATAGATGGATTAATTTCTATTAATGCTTCAAATTATGCAGATCCTTTTTCTTGTTCACCTGTTATTGGAGAAATATCTGGTCCGATTCCAATAGAAATAGAAGATCGTTCACATTTTTTAGGAATTATATCTTGTTCCTTTTTCGCAAATAGCTGATATAATTCTAATAGCTATATAATATTATGACTAGAGCCGTTGACCTTCTTAAGAATAAATTTGGTGTAAGCCAATTATATAAGTATGACATCATGGATAATGATGAAATTTTACTTACTATTTATTGGCATCCATTAACTATTGCTGAAAGGGAATCTATTCAAAAGAAAAGCAATACTGAAGATGCTAATGATTTTGCTTTGCAATTAATGATTGAAAAAGCATTAGATAAAAACGAAAAAAGACTATTTCAAGATGGTGATAAAGCATCTTTAAGAAGAGAAGTTGCTGCTTCTGTTCTTCAAGAAATACAATTAGCAATGTTAGAAGTTGGAACTGATAAGGAGGTTAAAGAGGCAAAAGCCGATTTGAAAAGCGAATCCTGATTGGATGTTTATATATTCACTGGCAAATGAATTAAAAAAGTCTGTTAGTGAATTATGTGAAACATTAACTGTTGAAGAAATGATAGGTTGGGCTGCATTTTATGAGTTAAAGAATGAAGAAGAAAAAAAAGAAATGGATAAGATACAAAAAAGAAGCGTTATGGGTAAAGCAAGGTAGAATAGGATATATGTTTTGCTAGATAGGTCGAATGGCTGTTAAACAACTTGATCTCGTTATAAATACGAGTCGTGGTGAACAAAATTTAAAAAAATTACATCAATTTGCAAAACAAGTAGAACAAGTTTTTGGAGATATAAATAAATTAAAAATTAATGTTAAAACTGATCCAGCACAAAAGGCATTAGAAAAGTTAAATGCAGAAATAAAAGAAGGGCAAGATCTAATAAATAAATTTAATCAGGGTGCAGGACTTAATGCTTTTGGTTCAAAAATTTCAGCTATTACACAAGAAGTTTCTTTAATAAAAAAAGCATTTAATGATGCCACTTCTGCAACTGAAAGACAAAGGGCTGCTACTGCAATATTAGCTGGTGACTTTAAAAAATTAACCTTAGAAGCAACTGCTTTTGCAAATGCTACTGATAAAAGAAGAAATAAAGGATTAATTCTAGGGGATATTGGAGAAACAATAAAACAGATAGAAAAGTTTCCTAAGACAATATTGGCTGGAAAAAATGCAATGACCATGCTGAATAGTATGTTAGAAGTTGTAAATGTAAACTCAAAAGAATTTAAAGAAATAAATGAAGCTATAGGAAGGCAATTAGAAAAAAATGCTCAAATACAAGAAAAAGTAATGAGACTTGATGGTTCTTCTAAGGCACAAGAAAAGAATAAACAAAAACAGGATGCTATTAAACAAGAAGAGAGAACTCAAAAACGTATCAAAGCATTAAAAGAACAAACTGCAAATATAGAAAATAGAATAAATCAATCAATTATAACTAAAGCTAAAAAGGAAGAATTAATTAATAACTTAAAAAGAACAGGTGTTGAAATAGATAAAAGAGAATTAGATCTAGCAAGACAGATAAATATAGAAACTCAGAGAAACTTAACTATGGAAGAGAAGTTACAAAGTAGAAGAAATAGAATTAGACAAAGTACTTTAATCGGTGGTGGTTTTCCTTTACTGTTTGGCGGTGGTCCTGCTCAAGCTGTTGCAGGTGCTTTAGGTGGAAATATTGGAGAAAGAGTAAGTCCTGGTGGTGGTTTTGCTGGTTCTATTGCTGCTACTGCTGCTGTTAGTAAAATTCAAGAATTTGTTAATGCTTCAAGAGAAGTTGGCAATGCTTTAAAAGATGCAAATTTAGGTTTAGAAAAATTAGAGGAACTTGGTTATAAAGTAGATCGTGTTACTAAGGAACAAATTGCTACTTTATTGGAAGCTGGAGAAGTAAGAAAAGCAGAAAATCTTGTTAATGAAAAATTTGCAGAAATTATTGGTCCACAAGCTGTTAAAAATTTACAGAATTTAGATACTGAATTTGATAAGTTAGACCAACAAGTATCAAAATTATTTTTAAGCTTATCTGCTGATCTTGCACCTATATTTACTACAATAATTGATTTCACAACAAAGCTTGTAAAACTATTAAACGCTTTGCCTTTAAAAGAAATTGCACTAGTTATTAACCCTTTTGCTAAACTTTTAAATATTCGAACTTCTCTTAATGAAATAAATGAAACAAGAAAGGCTAATAATGTAATAGATTTTGGTTTAGCGTTTGCAGGGTTAAAACCATTAAATGCACCTGACTTAAATAAAAATGTTGACTTGTCAACAGCATTAACTGAAGGTGGTAATGGTAAAAGTGGTGGAACATCTAACACAGCTAAAGACTTTTCAAAATTTGAATTAAATATTTTAAATAAAAGAATTGAGCTACAAAAATTAAGTGGTAGTTTGTTAGATGAAGAGGTTGTAAAAGCAAAAAGAGGAATTATTCTTGCAGAAGCATCATTAAAATTTGCACAGGCAAATGGTGATTTAGGAAAAAATAAAATAATTAATGCAGAAAGGCTATTAAAACTTAATGAATTAGATTTAGAAGTAGAAAAAGCTAAAGGTAAAGCCTTTGCAGAAAATGTAATACAACCTCAAATGGATGCAATAGATAAACAAGAAAAAGCAGATTTCGATGCTGGTGCTGCTTTAGGTAAAAGGTTAGCTGCTGAAATAAAAATAATTAATAACCTTGACAAAGAAATTGAAAAAACACAATTATTAACTGAATTAGAACAAGCAAAGACTATTGATGAAAAAGCAACTATTCAATTAAAATTGCATGAATTAGATTTAGGTCAAGAAATACATAAAGTTAATAAAGATGATTTATTAAATTTAATTAAAAAGAAATTGGAAATTGACCAGACAAATGATTTATTAACTACACAACAACAAATTGTTAAAGATATAAAACGTACATTTGCTGTTGAAATGAGTAGTGCAATTAAAGGGTTAATAACAGGAGTTAATACTTTAAACCAAGCTTTAAGTAATGTATTAAATAAAATGGCAGATGCTTTTTTAAATGCTGCTTTGTTTGGAAATGTTGCTGGTACTTTAACTAAAGATGATGGATTATTAGGAAACTTATTTAGTGGCTTTCTTGCCAATGGTGGCTCTGCAAAAGCAGGTAAATCTTATATTGTTGGAGAGAAGGGTCCAGAATTGTTTACACCAGGAGTTTCTGGTATGGTTACACCAAACCATAAGTTAGGAGGTTCAACTAGCGTAGTGGTCAATGTAGATGCTTCTGGGTCGTCTGTACAAGGTGATGACCAATCCGCAACAGCTTTAGGTGAGCTTATAGGAGCAGCAGTTCAAGCTGAAATTATTAATCAAAAAATGGATGGAGGTTTATTAAGCTAATGGCTAGTTTTCCAACAACTGTCAATCCTACTTACGGGACAAGAAAAAACTCTGCACCAAACATTCGTATTGCACAGTTTGGTGACGGTTATCAGCAGAGGTCTACTTTTGGTATAAACCAAAATTTAAAAATTTATCAATTTACTTGGCAAAACATAAGTGAAACAGATGCAGATGAAATAGAAACTTTTTTAGATGCCAGAGCAGGTGTAGAAAATTTTGATTACACCCCTGCTGGTGAAAGTGCCAGTAAAAAGATGATTTGTACACAATGGAATAAAACTATACCTTATTTAAATAGAGCTACGATTACAGCAACATTTGAGGAGGTTGCCGAAGCATGATTTCATTAGATGGAACCTTTGAAATTGATAGTACACAGACTGAACAATTAATAGTAAATATTACTGACCATCCTTTTAAAGACGGAGATGCTGTTAAATTTTCATCCACTGATTCACAATTAAAACATTGGGAAGGTAATTACATTGTTGTTGTAGTTTCAGCTAATAAAATAAAGTTTGAAGTTCCAGAAGATGATCCAGCAGGTGAGACAAAAAGCACAATAACAGATTTAAATAATGAAACTGGTAATTGCACAATAACTTCATTAACAATACAGGTTCCAGCTTCAGCAGCAGTAAGTCCAGAATTACAGTCACTCGAACCATCTGCTGTAATAGAATTATTTAAATTAACTTTTAATAAAGCAGTAAATGGATTAACTGAAAATGATGCTGATGTCGTGTTTTACTATCATGCTGGCACAAATGAAGTAAAAACTAATATTATTTTCAATGGTATATCATATACTCCATTACCTGTAAAAGTAACAGGTTTCAACAAAACAACTAAAGGTACTTTACCAAGACCAAAATTTGAAATTGCTAATACTGATAGTGCTATTTCTGCCTTGATACTTTTAAACAACCCAATACACGCAGAGTTATTAAGAATAAAGACCTGTAAAAAGTTTTTAGATGCTGTGAATTTTACATCTGGTTCAAATAGTACTGCTGACCCTACTGCAATATTTGAAGCTGACGATAGATGGTACGTTGACAGGGTAGTAAATGAAAATCCTAATACAGTTGTTTTTGAATTAACTGGAAAAATTGATATGACAAATTTAAGATTACCTAAAAGAAAATATAGAGAATCTAAGGTCAAGATTTAATGCAAAAGTTTCTAGAAGATGCAAAACAACACGCATTAAAAGACGCACCAAACGAATCTTGCGGTATTGTCGTTGATGATAATTATTATCCCTGTAATAATATTTCTGATACACCAAAAGATAATTTTGCAATACATCCAAAAGACTTTTTGAAAGCTAGATCAAAAGGAATTTTTCAATATATTATTCATAGTCACCCCGAAGGGGGAGATGCAAGCGAACCAGATAAGAAGGCTTGTAAGGCAAGCAAAACACCTTGGTACGTTTACCTTATACCACAAGACGAATGGCAGATTATAAATCCTTAGTAGGTCGTCAATGGCTTTACGGAAAATTTGACTGTTATACTATCGTTAGAGATTACTATAAATTGTTAGGAATAATCATGCCAGATTATGATAGGCCAAAAGATTTAGTTACCAGTAAAAGTATATTTTTAGATCAAGCAAAAAATTGTAATTTTAAACAAATTGATTTTGAAGAAAGAAGTAAAGATGATGTTTTGATTATGAAATTAGGTACAAAAAATCCTATGCATGCAGCAATTTTTCTTGGTGATAATAGGATTTTGCATCAAAAATATGAATCCTTTAGTTGTATTGAAAACTATAGCGTTTATTATAGAAGAAATACAAAAGCAGTTTTTAGATATGGAAAATAAAGTTCTGCTTTTAGATGATTTAGGGAAAAAATATGGGGAAACTCAT